GTTATGAAGGTCTGCAGGCAGCAGTGTACACCAAGGTAAATAAGTATCTCACACGCGACAAAGGCGACCACCAAGAGAATGTGGAGAAAGCTATTCACTGTCTACAGATACAGTTGGACTACTGTAAGATGACTAAAGACGAGGTGGGCAACAAATGAGTAAACTACTAGATATGCTAATAAAGCATGAAGGGAGTGAGAGCCATGCTTATACCGATACTGTCGGGAAGCTAACTATAGGAGTCGGTAGAAATATCGACCCCAGTGGGGGCTTAGGTTTGAGTCCTAGGGAAATTACATATTTATTACAGAATGATGTTGACAGGGTGGAGCAAGAACTGGTAAACTCTATCCCTTGGGTTGAGCATATGGAGTGGCAACGAATGGATGCCCTCGTAAACATATGCTTTAACCTTGGCTTACCTAGGTTCATGAAGTTCAAGAAAGCATTAGCAGCAGCCGAAGATCAGGACTGGGAGCTATGTGCAGATGAATTTATGGATAGCATGTGGGCTAGTCAGGTGGGCCAAAGGGCTGTGGAGTTGACCACATTAATTAGAACTGGAGAGTACGCAGAGTAATGACTAAGATGACGTTGAAAGAGAAAGTAGCTGTTGCACAGAAGAAAGAGTACCTAGTAAATGAAGTAAAGAACTACACTCACGCCTTGAATGGTCGTGATGATAGGTTCAACAACTACTACTTACAACGTATTGAAAACTTAACCTTAGAGCTAGCTGAACTGGAGGGATAGCAAGATGATGTTTATGGAGCATTTCTTCATCATTATGGAGGGATTCGATTGTGACTTTAACACCGCAGTGCAATTGGCACAACGTGGTACAACATGGGAAGATGTCTAATGTTAGCAGAGTACGAGGTAAGCCTAGTTGCAGAGGTGACAACTACTGTGACCCTAGTAGCAGAGAGTCAAGAGGATGCCTTTGACGCTGCTTATGACCAACTTATAACAGCAGTACGAGAGGAGACTGCGATAGAAACGATTGAAATTGTGGACTATGAAGTCCGTGAGAATTTAAACAAAATACACTAACCTGAGAGAAGTAATTATGAAACTTAAATTGAACGAAGTACAAGTAGAACAGGTAGGTGTTACGTGTTTAGACCAACTACACGCAGACATTAAAGCAGAGTTAACACAGCACTCCATTGAGTCCTATCTGGATGCTGAGGACTATGTGGCTATGTTACGCACAGTAGTGAGTATTGAGGTTATCATGAAGGAGCTAATGCACCCCGACATGTACTTCATCTGGAAGCTAGAGAATGGAGTAAACCTGTGATAAGTTTCCCTACAGACTACCAAGCATTCATACACACATCACGCTACGCTAAGTGGCTAGACAGTGAGAATCGTAGAGAGAGTTGGAGTGAGACAGTAGACCGCTACATTAGCAACCTAGTGTCACCTAAGATAGATGATAAGCAAACAGTTGAGATGATACGTGAAGCAATCCTTAACCTAGACACTATGCCCTCTATGAGAGCTATGATGTCTGCAGGTAAAGCCTTTGACCGAGATAACGTAGCTGGCTATAACTGCTCTTACCTACCAGTGGATGACATACGCTCATTTGATGAAGCCATGTTTATCCTGTTGTGTGGTACAGGTGTAGGCTTCAGTGTAGAGCGTCAGTCAGTGTCTAAGCTACCTGAGGTGCCCAACGAGCTTACTCAGACCGATGAAGTGATAAAGGTAGCCGATAGTAAGGAGGGATGGGCTAAGGCGCTTAGACGCTTAATTATGACCCTTTACGCAGGTGACATACCACAATGGGACGTAACGGGCGTTAGACCAGCAGGAGCTAAGCTAAAGACCTTTGGTGGTAGAGCTAGTGGGCCAGCACCTTTGATTGACTTGTTTAACTTTGTCATTGAAACCTTTAAGGCAGCTAAGGGCGAGAAACTTACTAGCCTACAGTGTCATGATATTATGTGTAAGATAGGTGAAGTTGTTGTCGTAGGTGGTGTACGTAGATCAGCAATGATAAGCCTAAGTAACCTAAGTGATGACCGCATGCGTCACGCTAAGTCAGGTGCTTATTGGGAGCAGAATGCACAACGTAACCTAGCTAACAACTCAGTAGCTTACACAACGAAACCAGACTCTACTGCATTCATGCGTGAGTGGCTATCCTTAGTTGAGTCAGGCACAGGTGAGCGAGGTATCTTTAACCGAGTAGCTAGTCAAAAGCAGGCAGCTAAGAATGGTAGGCGTGATGCTAGCTATGAGTTTGGTACTAACCCTTGCTCTGAGATCATCTTACGCCCATACCAGTTCTGCAACCTCTCAGAAGTCGTTGTGAGGGCCACAGACACGTTAGAGGACTTAGAACGTAAGGTAGTCGTAGCAACCATTATAGGTACACTGCAGTCAACCTACACTAAGTTCCCATACTTACGTAAGGCTTGGAGTAACAACACAGAAGAGGAGCGTTTGTTAGGTGTAAGCATGACAGGCATAATGGATAACCCATTGACTACCTCAGCTAATGAGGACTTACCTGAGATGCTTGAGTATCTACGGGAGGTGTCAGTTAAGACTAATGCTGAATGGGCTGATAAGTTAGGCATTGCTGTTAGTACGGCTATTACAGCAGTTAAGCCTAGTGGCACAGTGTCACAGCTAGTGGACTCAGCTTCAGGAATACATGCGCGGCATAGTGCTTACTATATCCGTACTGTACGCTCTGACGTTAAAGACCCATTGACTCAGTTCATGAAGGACAAGGGTGTGCCTTGGGAAGCATGTGTGCATAAGCCAGAGACTACAGTGGTCTTTAGCTTCCCACAGAAGTCGCCTGAGGCTGCGGTGTTGACAGAGAACACACCAGCACTTGAGCAGCTAGAGACTTGGTTAATGTACCAACGTCACTGGTGTGAGCATAAGCCTAGTGTCACTATTAATGTATTAGCCAGTGAGTGGATGGAAGTAGGTGCCTTTGTATATGCTAACTTTGATGAGATGAGTGGCGTTAGCTTCTTACCTTACAATGAGCATATCTACCAACAAGCGCCTTACCAAGAGTGTACACAGGAAGTGTATGAGGAGTTCTTGGGTAAGATGCCTGAGGCTATTGAGTGGGCTGGTTTAGCAGCTTATGAGATGGAGGACACTACAGTAGGCTCACAGACCTTTGCTTGTAGTGGAGGCTCATGTGAGATTGTTGACTTAGTTTAGTAAATCGTAGGCATAAGAAAGGGCACCAAGGATTCTTAATTGAGTCCTTGGTGCCCTATTTTTTTGCCTGTAGTTTACCTAGCTGCTCTACGCTGTGCTTCAAGATAGCGTTGATTGTCATCACTGTAAGCACCTGCAACGGGGCCAGTAAGCATACCACCATTACCAGTAGTAGGTTTAGCAGCCCTAGCGTTACCTTGCATTTCCTTAGCAAAGGCTGCAGTACGTCTATTAGCCGCACCTTCTGCATACTTCTTAGCACCATGACCTGCAGCGCCTAATGCTGCTGTTGCCGCTAATGAAACACCGCCTGTGGATATAGCTGTTGCACCACCACCACCCTGCAGTATCTTACCTAGGAGAGCAGTAGGGCTTAAGTTACCAAAGGCCTTGAGAGCCTTTTGTGCAGCCGTACCATCATCAGCAATAAACTCTTTAAACCTAGCTATCTCTGCAGCATCATAATGCTTAACATCACGTGGGTTATTTATGATCTTAGCTAAAGCAGCTTTCATCTGATCTACTTTAGGCTTACCCTTAAATGACTCGTCTAACTTTATCTTATTTGTTATACGATCAATAGTCTCAGCTTTCATATAGCGCCTGTTGGCTAGCCTAGCTACGTTCATAGCTTCTGAAGTGCTTGGGTGTGTCTGTATCAGATCATCAATCATATTAATTGCATCTAAGACTACAGACTGGTCACCACCTTCACCTTTGACCTTAGCAGCTTTATACTTCTTCCATAAGGCTTGCTGTGTTTTGTCTAGGTCAATAAGCTCCGCTCCTTTACCACGGGCTGTAGTCTTGATCTCAGCTAACAAGTCCAGAGTATCAGCCTGTATCTTAGAGCGTTTAGAAAGGTTCTTAGAGGACACAACCTTATCCGTAAAGTCTTTCATAGCTTTATTGACACGGAAGCTAGAGAATCTAATGTTGTTATCCTTAACTAATTGATAAGCAGCATCCTTAGACTTCTTAAGTATTGCAGTAGTGCTATTACCTTGCTTAGTGCCTAAGGTCTTAGCGAATACC